TCCAGAGATGTAAGTATCTGATCCCGCAAACTGTCTTGACGTTCCCTTCATGCCGCCACGCTCGCCTTACTGTGGCGCCGCAGGTAAGCAATAGCCTTGCGAAGACGGTCCTCGCTTTCACCGAACATGCCAATGCCCGTATTGCAACATGCGCAAAGAAGCGCGCGAACGACGCCAGTATCATGGTCATGATCAATTGAAAGGCGCTTCCCATTGGGATTTGTGCCGCCGCACATGTCGCACTTCCCGCCCTGCGTCTCATTCAGCGCGTCATAAGTCTCTGCCGTCAGTCCATATTGGCGCAGCCGCGTGCGATAAATTTTAGCAGCCATTTTCGCCGGATCGGTTCCGGTCGGCGTTCTCGCTTCTAACGAGCCCCTCTTGATCCATCGATCATAGTGGAGAGCGCACAAACCAATTGCGCGTGATGGCCGGCCGCAGTCCGCCACACTGCACTTCATGCTCTTGCGGTTCGGTTTTGGATGGCCCTTCCCGATCAGTCGCCATGCGAAATTGGATGGTCCTATTGGCTCGCGAGGATCGGCTGCGACCAGCGCACAGTTATCCGGACGCTCACCAACATCAGTAAGAAAACGATCAAAATCGTTCCACGCCGGATCATACCCGCCAATGCGCGCCCGAACCATACACCACTTATTATGTAGGGGATGGCCCTTCCGCCGACCACCATGCCAACGCGGGCGTTCGTGATTAACGTCGCCATGCACTTGAAGGCGCTGATAGTGCATACCGCACAGGCCGTGGCCGAAATGGCGCCTGCTGCATCCTTCGATGGAGCACGTTTTGCGGGGTGGTTTGTAATCGCTCATGTAGACGATCATATCAGAACCCCGCAGTTACGCCACTCCTCGCAACATGTGTCCGCCCATTCGGTATCGAAATCGTTGAATTTCTCTGGCTTTGCTGCCCACTAAGGCTAGCTCAGAAAAACAACAATGAAATCAAAGACCTGCGGTCCCGAACCATGAGCGCCAGTCTGCAACCGTAGGTACAAATCGTGCCGTACTCGCGCTTTTGGCGTTCTGAGTATCGAAGTCGTTGAACTTCTCAAGTTCAGGATCGCGGCGCCAGATGCTCAGCGTCCCCTTGTTCTTCTGCACGCTGGTGCGGACGAACCACGCCTGAGTAGTCTCGACACCCAGATAGGGGTTGACCACAGCCCCCATGGGCATCAGGCCCATCTGCTTGACGGCGTTGATGTCGTTGTTCGCGGTCGAAGTGCGCAGTTGGCTTTCCAGCACGCGGGTCGCATTGAACATGTCGGCGGCGCTGACCTGGATCATCTCGGGGCGCAGGTTGATCTGGAGGCCGCGCGAGTTCTGCGCCAGGTAGATGCGCTTGATCATGTCTTCCAGAGAGGCTTCCGAGAAGTTCGCATTCGTGGTCGGCAGGTTCGACTGCGTACCGGACTTGGTCGGGTGGCTGGCGCTGAACAGCGGTTGGCCATCGCCATAGTTGTAGGAGCCGGAAAAGCCGTTCAGGAAGATGTTGGCATGCACGAGTTCGATAGTCGTGTGCATCGAGAAGGCCAGAGATTCCGCTCGGGGCATCGAGACTTCGGTGTAGAGGTTGTCCTCAAGCTCCTCGCGGGTGACTTGATAGCCAAGGCCAATGACCGTAGGCGTGGCCAGCGTCGCGTAGCCCTCGCCGTCAACGTCGTAAGTGATCGGCGCGGATTCGGTCTTCGTGCGAGCCAGGCCAAAGCCGGTGGCCTCGATCAGACGCTCGGTGGCAAGCTCGCCCTCGACGCGGTCGAAGAACTGTGGCCAGACATCGGGGAACTGATCGTAGTTGAGACCGAACCATTCCAGCACACCGGGCCACAGGGCGTCGGGATGCGATGAGCGGGTGATAACAGCGGCCATGGGGCGTGCTCCTTAAGGGCTCGGGCTAGATGCCGGCCACAGCGAAACTGCGAACAGTCGATTGGTTGATCTTGACGATCCACTTGGAATGCGCCTGCGTGGAGCCGGCGATGTTGTCGATCTCGGGGAGAATCCCGACGACCTGCATCTGGTTGGACGCCGTAGTGGCGATGGTGGATACGTCCAATTGCCAGCCAGAGAGGCCGGTGTAGGCGCTGCCGGTTCCCGAGGCGAGATTGGCATTGCGGCCTACGATGGTCGCGACTGGATCGCCGCCGCCGTCGTCGGACTGGATGGAATAGAGCGCATCCGGGTCATCGCAGACCAGGACATAGTAGACCCCGGCGGCGTTGGCGGGCTTGTAGGCTGGGCCTGGCGTGCCCGAGAGGCCGAAGAAGCTGGGCGCCCATTGCGAACCGAGCTGCGCGGTTCCGACGCCAAGGAAACCACAGACAACGCCGGTGATCTTGCTTCCCGTCGCGCCAGTGGCGAGGTTGACACCGTTGACGCCGTTCACGTCGGCGGAAGCCGTGATCTTGATGACCGGATCGCCAACGAAGATCGCATTTGTGGTGGCTGTTGCGACCTTGTAGACGTTCAGAGACGCCCGAAAGTCCTTGGAGCCGTCGACTTGCAGGAGTTGCAGGCCGTATGCGGTTGATGGATTCGCCATTTATGCGGTCCTCGGGATGGGGCCACGGCGGCGTTCACCTGCGTGACCAAGTTGAGCGTCGGGGGTAGAGAAGAAGTTGGAGCGATCGACCGCTGAGCCTTCTGACTGTTCGATGCCCTCGGCATTATAGACGCGGCCGGCCATCATCGCCTCGCGCATCCGCACCATCTCTTCGTTGTCTTCGTTCCAGAAGTCGCGGCGCTTCTTGCAGAGATAGGCGTAGGTCGCGACGCCCTCTCGGGGCTGGTTGACGATCATCCTGACGCGGTCGGTGGACTCGCTGTCGGTCATCGCCGGGTCGAAACCTTCGCCAAGCTCTGAGGCGGTGACGAAATCATAGTCGTCAAGCTGGGTGGCGCGGCGCAGATTGCCGGGGGCGTCATCTATCCAGCGATAGACGTAGTTGGCCAGATCGAGGTCTTCGGGTTCGATGCAGTCGAGCTTGAACTGCGCCATGCGGTTGAGGGTGCCTGCGCGGCGGCGGCGGCGATGCGTCGCGACTTCCTGCGCGCGTGGGGGCCTGCCTCTACGTGGCGCCTCCTGAATCTGCTCGACCATGTGTCCTCATTCCTGATTGCGCCAGTACGAATTGGCGTAGCGTGTCTGTGCGGCGGCTTGGGCTTCGGCGGGGGTGATCACCTTGCCTTGCCTCGCCGCCTCGGTCTTGGCCGCGTCCTCGAACTTCCTGGCGAAGTACTTGCGAAACTGCGCCTGGTCGCCCGTGGGCACGTCACCGAAGCCCTTTTCCTTCACCTGCTGCTGCGTCGAGCCGTTTCTGTTGCCAGGCTGTACGGCGGGTGCGACGCGGCGGGAGTCGGAAAGCCGGACTTCCCTTGGCTCCTCGCGTTGTTCGGCTTGGCCGAAGTATTCGGGGAACCTGCGTTTGACTTTCGCTTCGGCGGCGGCGAGCTGTTCCGGTATGGAAAGGCCCGCCTGTGCTGAGCGGTTGATTTCCGTCGCCGCCATGTTCCGCGCGTCTGGATCATCATTGAACCACGCGTTGCGTCCCATCCACGCGAGCGTTTCGGGATGCGGCCCCGAAGCTGCGGCGTAGTCCCTTGCGGCGGCTACGCGCTCGTCCGGGGTCTCGGCGAGACGGACGCGATCCTCGGCCTCTGCCCTGGCTCTGCGCTGCGTCTCTTCGATGGCGTCTGACGCGGCCTGGGCTGTTCGGCGGTTTCGCTCTTTGAGCGATTCGAGTTCGCGGGGGGTTTGTTCGAGGAAGTCGGGCGCATCCACCCATTTGGCGGGATCGCGCTTCCAATCTTCCTTGGGCGTCCATCCCATGCGCTTTGCGACGGAACGGGCAAGGTCGAGTTCACCTTCGGAAACCTGACCAGTCCGGTAGGATTGCTCTTGTTCCTGGTTTTCGTCAAGTGGCGGTTCGCGCTCAATAGTATCAGCCTCTTCCGCTTTGCGGGCTCTAGGCATTGTGGACTCCATCTAGGATGCTTGGGTCTTTCGCAGCGGCGTCGGCAATTTCCGTCCAACCCGGAACCTTGACGACGGGGACCGGATGCGTGTCCAGCCACTTGTCCACCGCCGCGCCGATCATCGCCTTCGCCTCTTCCTGCGAGATATCCTCGGGGATGACCGCGCCGATGTCCTTGTCTTTCAGGATGCGATAAGTCTTGCCGTCGCGGCCGGTGAACTCCTTGCCGGCATAGCGGGCGATCCAGACGATCTGGCCGATCTGGGGCTTGAGTGACGGATCGGGCCACACCGCGAAGTCATAGGCCAGCGGGCTTTGGTCGATGATGCGGGCGACCTGTTGGGCTAGCTCCATGTCTTCCTTTGCGGTATCGGGAATAAAGATGGAGCCGATCTTGCCGGTTTCCTCGGTTGCTGAGGCTGGCGCGACGATGACGTTGTATTCCACAGGCCGAAGACCAGGGTTGCAGTCCGCTAGCTGGGGAACGAGATCAAGGCGGGCGTCGCCGATCTTGCCGAGGTTGGGGATGCTAGGCTTTTTGGGTGAGTTCAATGTATCGCTCCAGTCCGGTTTCCAGAAAGGCCATGTAGGCGTCAGCGGCGGCTTGATTGCGCGCCAATTCACTTTGTAGGCGCATAAAGGCGGCGGGATCATCGAGACGACGACCCCATGTCCGCCCCGTCCAGTCGTCGCGCTGCATCTCAGCAGCCCGAATGAAGCCAGCAGCCACAAATCGCGTCACTGGATGCAAACACCATGCGGCGAAGTCCTCGGGATGGGGAGCCTTGCTGTCAAAATCAGGCCTTGGACGCGGCGACGTATCGCGGGAGCGCATCAAGTCCGCCATCGAGGCATTGCCTTTGGCGAGACGCCTACGCGTTAGGACTTCCATTAGTCGACCCTTCGGGTTCTGGCGGTTGCAGATCGCCTTCCTGGTCTATCAGGTCAGCGATCTGGTGCATGGAGTGGGTATCGAGCGCAGTCTGGCCGATCTTGTGCATCGTGTCGGCGTGCGTCGAGGTTGTGTCAGCCTCGATCTTCTGCATCTCAGCGCCGGTCTTTGCGATCTGCGCGCCGACCTGTTGGACCTTCGCGCTCTTGAGTTGTGCGTCGGCTTGTTTGTCTTGAGCCTGAGCGACCATCATCGGGTTGGGCTGGACGGTACCCGTGTAGCGCTCGGAACGGTCAACATCAATTGCCTCCAGGAAGTCCGACACGATAGCCTGAGCGGGCGCCGGTTGCGTCATCCCGGCGGCTTGGCCAAGGGCTGAATCCGCCACTTGGAAGATCGTCTGGAACTTGGCAATCTTCTGCATCTTCGACACAACGGTCGGATCGGCGACAGGCTGGATGTCGGTTCCATCGCCTGAGAAGTCCTGGTCGAAGTCCCCGCCGGTTATCTCGTTGTATTCTTTCCTCTCAGCATCAGTTCCCCAGCGCTTGAGGCATTCGTACATCAGGCGGAACTCGTCCCGGAAGCCCCGATAGATGCGCTTGTAGATCGAGGAGAAGACCTGCAACGCCTGATTCTGGAGCGCGAGCGTCGTTCCAACCGGAGCGGTCGCAGGGCTATCTCCAGTGATCACATCCTTGATGCTGGCGATATCCTTGGCCGCCGATAGGAGTAGTTCCAGCATCTGCATGGTTACGGCCGATGGGTGCGGCAACGTGCGCTCCCAGATGGCTGTTCGCAGGTCCGTGCCCTGCGTGGAAAGCATCGGATATTCGCCAGGCCGGAAGAAGATCGAGCCCCCTTGGCCCGAGCCTTGCATCCGCACGCCAGAGCCGATGAAGCCGCCGCCCGCGATCTCGGCGGTGCCGGCGTCAATCAGTTGGTTGATGGCGGTGTCAACGCTGTCGGTGATGCTGTCGAGGAGCGCGCCGAGGCCAAGGCCATAGAACCGTCCCCTGGGATCAGGAAGGAACGTGAACCACGCAAATGGAAGCCAGCGGTTGATGCGGAGAACCTTGCCGGTGGCATCATCGATCATGATGTCGTCGGTGTTGAACGCGGGTTCGACGCGCATGGTCTGCTGCGTCTCTACATCCACGGTGACGATGTAGGGCTCTGCGAGGCCATCGCCGTCAAGATCGTCCAGCCGGTGTTGCTCGATGAACGTCCTAGGCTTCTCAGGATCATCCGAAACGCTGGGCAGGACGATATCCCGATAGAGGCCGGCGCGCTTGCGGTCCTCGATCTCGTATGGATAGACTGGGAAATCCTGCGTGATACGCGGACAGGTGTAGATCGACTGCGTGTCGTTGTGGACCGTAAGGCATGTCGAGGAGAGGAAGTCGCTCTTGAGGCCGCGCTCGCCGATATAGACCTTCTTCGCCCCTGAGCCGATCGCGGAGGCTTGCAGGAGTAGCAGATCGCTCTCCTCCTCCCATGAATCCATGCGGTAGAAGATCAGGAAGTTGAGATAGTGCTTCACACGCTCGGCGCGGGCGTTCTTGGCGTCCAGGGCGGCTGAGGCTTGCTGCGCCTGAGCCTGCATCTGCGCCATCGCCTGTTGGGCTTGTGCGGCCTGCTCTGGGCTTTGCGGTTGCGGCATGTCCTTGGCCGCTTCGGCGGGCTTCATGGCGGGCGGTGAGAACACCTTCACGCCCACGACCTTGTCGCCCTTGATCAGCTCGGGACCAGCACGGGCAACGAACTGGTTAACGGCCGTCGAGAGGATCGGATAGTTGATATCCGCCGCACCTTCCCAGACGGGATCGCGCTCGTCATCGCCGCTGTTCTGGGCGGCTAGGTTGAGGTAGCGTTCGGCGTTCTTGCGCCACTCTCCGCAGGAACCGGCATCCAGACGCCATTGGCGGACAGCGTCGGTCCCGAGCCTTTCGACCTGACCAGCTTCAAGGAGCGCTGAAACATCCCCGCCGGCACTCGCAAGTCGGTAGAGCAATACGAGATTGTCGTCGGCGTCTTCGTTGTCGTTGCCATATCCGTTCGCTTGGCTCCGCATTGAGGGTTGGTCGCGGGTGTCTATGTGAGCCATGGGCTCGGGGGTTGGAATGATCTGGCGGACCTGATGGCCAAGGATTTGAGCGTCGGCCATCAGGTAAATTCGCCTTCGAGCGCATAGAGAGAGCGGGGAAAGTGCTGTTTGGCTTGCTCATCGAGCCAGTCAGCAATGGCGGGGAAATCCTGAGGCAAGAAAGATGCTTCCGCGCGCCAGCCATTCAATTCGTCGCCAAGCTTCACATCCCAACCACCATCCCAGAACCATGAGATCGAGGCATTGATCTCGCTGTGATAGAGGTTGAAGATCACGTCCTGAAGATTGGCCTTCACTTCGACTTCCTCTTGACCGCATAGGCGATGGCCACACTCTGTTTCTGGCTCTTGCCCGCCGCCATTTCAGCCTTCACATTAGCTGAGAATGCGGCTTTGGACTTTGATTTCTTGAGCGGCATTAGAAGCAACTCGCATGATGGGTTACGAGATGCGAAAGAAGCAGAACGCCAAACACAACAAGCGCGCCTAGAGCGCCGTTAACCATCGCCTTCAATCGTGCCGGCCAAGTCATCAGTACCCGCTCCGTCGCATTTTGCGCTTCGGCTGCGCGGCTTGTTCGTTACGCTCGCGGATGGCTCTAACCCAATCCTGATAGGTGGGGGGAATGGGCTTCTCAGGGACGTACTTATTGAAGGCACGTTCCCATTCTGTGAGCGCCCGCTGCTCGTTCGTGGGTCGTTCGTCCTCGTAGTAGCCGCCGCAACTGCACTCACCAGCAGGATAGGCTGGCTCATTGTGAACCGCGCAATCGGACCAGTGCTTCATCTGGCCCATGGATCAATCCAGACGTAGGGATCACGTTCGCGCAGCATACCGCGCAGGGCGAGGATGCCGGGAACTAACATTCTAGGCAGCGAATGAATATCGTCGTCCGACATGTCGAAGACAACGCGTTCCATCTCAGCATTGGGGCTGTTATGAAGCCTGTAGAGACTGAGAACTTGTTGGGCGCGAGGCGTCACCTTGTCCAAGGATGGCGGCGGTTTCATGCCAACCAGATGCACGGGCTCGCCGGGATAAGGCGCGCGGCTTGCGTCTAGACGGCGCTCGATCGCCTTGTCAGCCTCAAACCATAGCCTGAAGCAGGCAACCACGAGCCAGATGAAGCTGAGCGGCGCTCCTATTGCCAGAAACAGCACGATCCAGTCGCCCATCAGTATCCTCCCCGCGTGCGACGCTTTGTCATGGGTTGGTTTTGAGCCATCATGTTTTCCGCGAAAGGCACGGCAAAGGTCAAGGCGGCCGCATCGCCTAGGTCTGGAGACGCGCCGAGACGTTCCTTGATCTTTTCCTTGGGCTCGATGATCAACTCGTGTGTCGTTGGAGAATTGCGCGTTTGGCCCGGTCCCCACTGAGGAGCGGTGATATCGGCGTGGAGACCGTCATCATCGGGGATTTTAACACCACCAGGCGTCACAAACCAGAAGCGAAATACGTCCCACATCTCGGCGCGACGATTGGCGTAAAGCTCATCTCCGGTAGGTCCGCAACCTACAGGACTTGAACCGAAGTTGACTGCGTTGCAGATACGCTCGTGACCATGATTGACAAGCCATGCATAGAGCGCAGCGCCGAAGCCTTCGGATGTGTCGATGTTCACCGCGTCAGGACGGACACGATTGATCACGGCCGCGACACGAGCGCCAACATATTCAACGTCAGGGCTCGGCTCCCAGCGCTCGCAGATGCGTTCGCCTAAGACGCGGCCACACCGATCGATGATGCCGAGCTTGTCGCGCTGTGCTGCGGGATCAATACCGAGAATGATGGGGCCACGCCCCAGGATGGTTGTTTCCGGGTGTCTGGCCTTTAGAACGAATGAAGCCTCAATGAAGCTGTTGCCGCTGGACTGGAACGCCTCATCGAACGTCGAGGGATATTCCTGCTTGAACTTCCAACAGGGCTTGTCCTCGTCAGCGTTGATGGACTGAGCGAGTTCGCGGTTTTTGATGAACGCCCAATAGAGTTGTTCCCACTGGAGCTTGTGAATCTGGCCGTAGGAGAGCCATTCCTTCGATGGCGTCCAGGTTGATGGACATGGGCGCTCATAGTCCTCTGACCAGAACCACGGGATGAAGATCAGCTCGTATTCGTTGGCTCCCCGAACGCTCGCCATAGCGAGGCGGTGGAAAAGGTTTCCAACACCGTTCGCGGTGGATTCGAGTATGATCTCAGTCCCTGGAGCGTCGCCCACTGTTTGAAATACGCCAGCGATGTGATCCTCTGCATTCGGCCAGTAAGCCACCTCCGATCCATGAAAGAGCTGGAACGTAGCTGAGCGGCCAATGCCTTTGGTTCCGGCTGTTGCGACCTGGTAACCGACGCCATTGTCTGAGAACGCGAGTTCCTTCGCATTGGCGGTTTTGGTTGGAGGTCGCAGGCCATCGGGCATTCCATCGTGATAGCGCTGGGCGATGCCGAAGATGTTTTCGGTCGCCGGCTGTTCGTGGGTGAGGATAAAGATTTGCAGGGCATTCTTCGCGCCCCAGCCTCGATGATAGTAGCGGGCTTCGAGGTAGGTTGAACATCCGCCTTGACGACCTTTGACGACGATGGCGCGGACCTTACCTGTATTGCGCCGCTGGGCTTCCAGCTTCTCATGCAGGTGCCGCTGGAGGCGGTTCATATGCAGGCGTTCGATCGCGCCGGTTTTGGTCCTGATGTTGAGGGTGTTGCGGGCGAAGAAATCGAAGTCGTCGCGGAGGCGAACGATCTGAGCGTCTACGGGATCGACATAATCGTATGCGGCGCTCATCGCCGTCGTATCCCTGTCCGCATAGCGCGGTGCGCAGCGGCGATTTGCTCAGCTAACGTGGCGTCTGAAGAACATCCGAGTGCCGTTGCGGCGCGCTTAGCATAGGTGCGGTACTTATCGCCTAAGCGCGTCGCGACAATGGTATTCCAGTCCCAGTCATCAGCACAAATCGCAGCGGCGAGTTCATCATAGTCATGCTGGACGATTTCGCTCATACGGCAGCCTCGATAGCCGAGACGAATTGAGCATGCTCTGAAGAGCCAATACGCACGGTCTTTTGCCGAATGTACATCCAGTTATGTGACCGAAACTCCCGCGTTTCCAGCATCACCCGTTGGCCATCAATTTCCCAAAGCGTGGCGGCTCCTGTCGAGGATGATAGTCTCAGCGGATAGAGACTGATGCGGACGCTCATTTCATTTCCAGCAGCTTGGAGCGGATGTCGAGCGTGCCTTTGACGTTGGCTTCAATGCTGGAGAGGCGGGGATGAACGTAAGGCGCTGCGTTCTGAGCGGCCCATTTGCGGTCAGCGTCCGAAGCCTCTGGCGACTCAAGAACCATCAGCATGTATTGCAGCGGCGTGAGATTCGAGGCGGCAATAAGCTCCTCGCGGATTTTGGTCGCCTTGTTGGGCGTTCCTTTTGAGCGGCCGCCGCGTCGTTCACCAGGCTTTGCCCCGCGCGCCAATTTTTCCTACTCACGTATCTAATTTTGTAATCCGCCTCATGAACCTAGCGCACCACTAGAGATTGGGCAATGTGGCTTTGCGTGGTTACGCAGGCGTGCGATGGTTACACATGGTTACGGCTCCGAAGTGCAAGGTCTGCGGCGAGGCTCATTGGGGCTTGTCGCATATCTGGAAGGGGAAAGTCGCGCCTCCTGAGAACGATGCGGTTGATGTTGACTTGCCTCCCGCTGTGACGCGCCCTGCGATTGCCGAACTCAAAACGATGATAGAGGAGGCGTCGTCAAAGGCTATTCGTGATCGAGCGGCTTACATGCGGGAGTATCGTGCGTCTAAGCGTCTCTCCGCGCGACATGCAAGCCCTTCGCCTCCAAAATAGCTCTGATCAATCCATCGCCATGGACGTTGACCTTGTAGTCGGCGTGATGGATTTGCACGCAGGCGTCCTGTGCTTCCGCCGCCCATGTCCTTGAAGTCTTGAACCATCTTCCGCCTTGGAAGTCTCCGGTTGGCTGTGGAATGGGCTTTCGAGAGGCGATCCAAAGGGCGATGGCTTGAATGCGATGCGCGAGCCAGCTCATGGAGCGTTCAAGGCGCGTTGCGGGTCTGGCGGGAATTTCGATCTGCTCAGCGCCTACGGCAAGGTCAATCGTGGTCTCAGCGGGATATTCTGCCAGGCACGGCTCCGACGCGTGATGGATCATCCCTTCATGGCACGCATCCCAGCCGTAAGTATCGAACTCGCGATAGCCGAACGCCTGGTGCATGAGCTGCATGGCTACAAGAG